GGTTCTATAACTCTCATCTGATCGTATATCTTTTCACCAAAATCGCCATCAGGTAATACAGCTTTTTCTGCAATTCTCACCTGTATAAGATTTCCATAATTAGATTCTCTATCTAATCTCCAACCATAAATATTTGTAGGATCTATCTCAATCCAATAGGGCCTACGATTCTGTTGACGTTCTTCTGCAAGGCTAACCGCACCAGAAGGTGCTGGATAATCAACAAGGATATGACTTTGACCATAAGTTAATGAACACATCAATACTCTTCTTGCATATTCATCTAAATCTGATTTACAACCATCAACATCCATTTTGAACATATCAGTCCAATATGGATCACCTGTTAGTGTGATTGGTTTACGAAGAACTAGACCTGTAGCTGCTCTTATCAACCTCTGAGTAAAAGGACTGAATACTGATCTATTTACTCTCGCAAGATAAGCATCGTAATCCTCTCTTGGTTCTAACGGTAGAAATGCCTCACTATTGTCACGAAGATATTCTGTACCCTCTGTCACAGCCTTCATTATCTCCCAACCCTTAACCATATCCAATACAGCACGATTACGAGTGAAAGGACTATCTGTACCACCTAAATAGCTAGTAGAGGTGATACTTGTTCTAAACATTCCAGGTAAAGCGTAAGTCATGTCAGCACCTCCATCTCCTTAATGCTAATGCTTTTCTTGTAGGTCTGCCTTTACTATCTTTTAACGGACCTTTAACTCCCTTCATTCTTGCACAAAAACTCTTTCTTCTTGCCTTTTCTTTTGGTGTTAAATTTTTTTTCTTAGTTACGGGTGCTTTTAAATTACTTCCTGTAGCCCTGTTATATTTTGCTCGTCCTTTAGCAGTCAGTCCTCCCTTCTTGGACTTCTCGCCCCTTCCTACTGATAAACTGACTCCTTTTTTGCGTGGCATTACTTTCCTACTTTGGCTTGTGCCTTTTTATGTGCTTGAGTAAAAGTATCTCCTGCTCTCATACGTCTTTTCATAAACTCCATGTGTTTATCACTATGATGTTCTGAATGTTCCTTAAGTTTATTTTTTTGACGGGTGGTAAGTTTCATTTCTTTTTCCTCTTTTTTTTCTTAGAACGTAACTTTTTAAGATCAGCAGCCGTGATCTTATCTCTCGGTGGAGCAACCGCAGCAAGTTTACGTTGTTTCTTTGAGTAAGATTTTAAAGGCATTACAAGTCATTACCGTTAATAGCTCCATTGGTTTGAAAACTGATATTAACTGTTTCAAGATCTGCTGTCTGTGCATTTAAACTGGTTCCTGTAATAACTGCATCAAAAGTTACTTTATTAGATCCGTTAAGAAATAGTTCAAATTTTGCATCTGCTGGATCGCTTGCTTGTAGGACATCTCTTAATATTTCACCTGTTGCATCAGTGGCGGTTGCAGCAGTATATAGAAAATCAACACTTCCTGTCCCAGAAATTAAACCTCCTACATATTTTCTTGAAGTATCACCATGAGCAGTACATTCTAGGGTATCTTTTGTTATATCAAGTGACCAACCTGTTGTTGAAATAACTGGTGCAAGAGCTTCTGATCCATCTTTAGAAAATTTAACAGAACCTTCTTCTCCACGAAAAAATGCCATGATTTAAAGAAAATTTAACTTATACGATTATATTACCGTGAAATAGGGTTTTTTACAGTTATTTTTTCTTCTTTTTACGTCTATGTTGATAGGTTATCTTCTTTTTACTAGTTTTTTCACGTTTAAACCTCTCTTTCTCACTTTTCGTCATCTCCCCTACAGTCTTAGGTGTCTTATTTGATACACGTTTACTTGGACGACAGGCAGGATATCCTCTTTTCTCTCCTTTTTGACGACCACAAGGCTTCCCAGTCTTAACATCAACCCAATTCTCCTTAAACCAGCGATCTAAACCACCTCTAGTCTTGGTCGTAGGTTTACTTTTTCTTCTTTGTGGCACGTTTTTTCTTCGTAGTGGTACTTTTTTTACTTTTTGAATAGCCAGAAGCAGTTCTTCTTTGACCATCTGGTCCTTTAATATCTCCCTTACATACTTTTACCGCATAAGCATTAGCATAAGCCGAAGGATATACCTTAAACTTACGCTTAGCTGCTGCTTTACCTCTGGCACATAATTTAGTCATGATTACATTTTACAAGAACAGCGTTTCTTACCTCCTTTTTTCTTCTTCTTTTTCTTTTTTGTTGTTGACATTCCGTAGGCCATAAGCAAAAAGGGTATCTTAGTATATTCTAAACGAAGTTTGGCCCAGTGTCTCAGGCTTTGCCAAATTAAACTGCTGTAGACAAAGGTATCCAAAAGCATCAAATGCATGATCTACACCTAAATTTTTATTAGGCATGCCTGTATTTGGTGCATAAGTTAAAGTCCTAAGTGCTTTTATCAATTCTTTACATCGTGGATGGATAAATGTTCTCCTCTCACCATTCGCATCATACAAAGCTGTGTTCACAGCAGTAATTTTATCTCTAATCTTCCAGGGTGATTTTGGACTCATAACTGTAAATCCATTCCTTCTTAAGATCGTATGGTCAGTTACACCTACACCACTGGTTTTTCTCGCACTACCCGTTGGGTCAGGACAGGCAATTACTCTACGATCCACACCATATCTTCTTACAACCTCTTCCGCAAAATCCCAAGTTGTTGCCCCACCTGTAAGCATGATCTCATCAAAAACGTAAAGCGTGTCATTATGCTTTACCGCACAAATTCCCGCCATTGGATCTACGTTAAAATCCAGCCCAATTAACAAAGGCATCAAATGTAAATCAACAGATTCAGTCGAAATGTTCTCATCATCAAAACTTACAGCTACTAATCCAGTTAAATTCTCAAAACTAGCTTCAAATTCCTGCCTAAATGTCCTTGCATCTAATTGTCCCCTAGCTGCTTCAACTTCTTCTTCCGCAACATTACCCCCCTGGATCGTGGTAAAACTCCATCTTTGCCAATCATCTCTATCTGTTTCCCCGCAAAAACACCACATATCATAAAACCAACTCGCAGTTCCATCAGGTGTACTGATAAACAATGCCCAAC